ATTCATCATTGCGCGGTCTACTTGATCTTTGCTCAGAGCTGCTTTTGCTTAACAGAACGTTTCGTGCAACCGCGCGCTCTCGCTTAAACGCAGGAGCCCTTTACTTACCGGACGGTCTATCTGTTGCCGCGTCTCCAGATCCTGACTATCCATATGATGACGAGAACGATCTGAATCCTGGCATGACAGCCGAGGAAGCAGCCGACGAGTTTGAGGATCAACTCATGGATGCGATGACGACTCCGATTCGTGATGAGGATTCAGCATCCGCTGTCGTGCCGCTTATTATTCGTGGACCTGCAGAGCTTGGCGACAAAATTAAGCAGTTTAAGTTTGAGCGCTCGTTTGACCCTGCACTTGCACAACGTGCAGATCGCGTCCTCGAGCGTATCCTCCAGGGACTTGATGTTCCTAAGGATATTGTTACAGGCCTTGCAAACGTTAAGTACTCTAACGCCCTTCAAATTGATGAAGCTCTCTATAAGTCACACATCGAACCGTTGATGCTTCTTATCGCCGACGCTCTTACAGTTGCATACCTACGCCCTGCGCTTATCGCAGGAGGGTTTGCCGAGGAGGACGTTCGACGTATTACCGTTTGGTTTGATCCTTCACAGGTTGCTACACGTAATGACAGAGCTGCCGACGCAGACTCAGGCTTTGACAAGATGGCGGTGTCTTACGAGACATGGCGTCGCGCTCATGGTTTTGCAGCTACCGACGCGCCGGAACCAAATGAACTTGCTATCCGCCTTCTCGTAGAGAAGGGCTCGCTATCTCCAGAGCTTACCCAGGCAATGATTGGAGCTATCGCTCCCGAGGTTATGAAGTCTGTTCGCGATGCGCAACAGGTTGACTCCGTTGCTCCCGTTCCTCAAGAGATTCAACAGATCTTAGATAATGCAACTCCTCCTGCTCCAACAGAGCCGGCAGAAGAAGAATTACCACCGGCATTACGGGAAGGCATCTAACTAAAATGGAACAACCAAAGGTTAATAAGGCAGATCTTGCTGATGTAGTTGCTAGCGCTGTAGCTCTTTATCTTGAAAGACAAGGCGTAGCTGTACAGTACACAGAAGAAACCTCACCTTATGAAGGCGCGCCTTTAGTTGAGCAGCTTATTGATGACCGTGACGGTTGCCCTCTATGTGGCGACGCAGGTTGCGTATGCCCAGGATGTGACGCAGGCATATGTCTATGCGATGACGATTGCATGTGCACCGAATGTCTATCTGCAGACGAGTATGGACAGTATACCTCGCAGGATATGTATTTCTCTTTTCAAGAGCAACAGGCTGAAGCTTTAGTAGCAGCAGGCATTATCGTTGCTGAAGAGCAGGACCTTGCTGCAGCTCTCTTAGAGATCGCCGAGAAGCACGGAAAGTTTAACGAAGACCGTACAGGTATCTGGGCAGGATACACTCCTGCGGCAGAAAACGAGTACAAGGAAATCGGCGTTAAATGTATTAACTGTGTTCTATACGAAGGTCCTGGCGTATGCAAGATTATCGAGCAGCCAATTGAAGACGACGGCAAGTGCCGTTTTGCAGTTATACCTGACGGTATCGTTAAGGTTGAAGACAGCCAGATTAACGCTTCCTCACAAGAGCCTGTTGATCTCCTAGACTCGTTTGACGCATCTGCGTTTGCAAACAAGGGTCCTTGCTGGGACGGCTACAAGCAGGTAGGAATGAAAAAGGGCAAGAGCGGAAAGATGATTCCCAACTGTGTCCCTGTCGATGCGTCCGATGACTCAGAGTTTGCAGTCGATGAAGAGACTGACGAATGTCCAGAGGCTACGCAGGATATTGAATTAAACTTAAAGAATCGTCAAAATGCAATTGACAACGTTGGCTATGGCCCGTTGAATCCTGACGAGCCTAACGAAGAATTTTGGAATGAAAAAGCTGACAAGTGGAAGACAACTGCCGCTGAAGCAAAGACCGCAGTTTGCGGAAACTGTGTATTCTTTATTCGTACTCCAAAGATGCTTGATTGCATTTCAACAGGATTAGAGCAGGGTGACTCAAGCGCAGTTGATGCAGACGCAGCTATTGACCAGGCAGAGCTTGGATACTGTGAAGCACTAGACTTTAAGTGTGCCGCGTCTCGTACATGTAACGCGTGGGCAACCGGCGGACCTATTACTGCAGCAAGCTCACGCAAGGCTCCAAAGAAAGATCGTATCCGCGGCTCAAAGAAAAACAAGCCAGGATCTGCTTCAGGATCTAAGAAGATTGTTTTCTCTGCACGCACAGAGGCTGGTCTTCGCAACAAGGTAGAAGCGCATAACGAAAAAGCAAAGCCTGGACGTAAGGCAACACTTCCAATGTTAAAGGCTGTCTATCGTAGAGGCTCAGGCGCGTTCTCATCTAGTCACCGACCAGGTATGACTCGTGACGGTTGGGCAATGGCTCGCGTTAACGCGTTCCTTAAGCTTTTAAAGTCTGGCTCTCCTGCAAATCCAAATTACAAGCAGGACAACGATCTTTTACCTAAGGCGCATCCTAGATCCTCTCGCGCAGAGGCTTCAATAATGCAACATGAACTTTTATCTATAGCGCTTAGGGCCGCAGACGAATATGGCTCACCGGAGCATGCTATTCACGCGATGGCCGAGTATTCATCATTAGGATATGAGGCAATCCCTGCGCTACGCGGTGCATGGCTACGAGGTGTACGAGACGGGGATATCCCGTTCGAGCGAGCATATACACTAGCGACAAAACTTTATGAATCTAAGGACGCAGATTTACTTCCGAAGAAGCGTAAGGGAGCCATGTAATGGACGCACCTCTAAATGAGAAGATCGAGCGTACACTAAAGCGTAAGGCTGCACGCAAGAAGAACGACAGTAACTACATGCCTGTCCTTTCTCTTCATCAGCAAGTTCTTGCACTTGTCTCCGAGGCAAACTCTAAGGTTTCTCAGGAGCGTCACGTAACTCCACGCTCTGCGCTTACAGTAATGAATCGTTCTCTCGCAAGCTTGTCTTCGCTTGACAGTGACGCTAAGGATTTTGCAGTCCTTCGCGAGGTATCACGCTTCCTCAACGTTGCAACAAAAACATTTACGGCTAGCCAAACACACAACACAGACCTATTAGTTGCAGGTCACCCACTCTCTACTCTTAACGCCTCATTGTCAGGTGAAGAGTTTCTTAAGAAGAACGCGCGATGGATTGCAGCCGATCCTTCTATCGACGAGTCAATTCGTCCTCTAGTCGCATCCGCGCATGCAGCAACACCAGGGTCTATCGAGCGTGAACACGCATTTGCACGACTCAACGCAAACAAAACTCTTCTTGCCGCGTACTTCAAGATTGATAGCCTTTCACCTATCATTGCCGCGTTTGGCAGCGGTAACTCTTCTGCAGCTCGACGTGCACGTGTTGCCCTACAGTGGCGTGACCGTAAAGGCCGCTGGGTTGAAATGGGACGCGGTGCAGACTTTAACTTCCGTATGCCTGATGGCTCTGTTGCTAGAGCCTCGGGCGTCTATGTTGGTGTTAGACCTCAGCGAGCTGGAGAAAACTTTACCGCGGGTCTTATTCAAGTTTCAGGAGATAAAAACTTACCAGACGGTATCTATGCTGTTAGAGCTGGAGACGTTGAAACGTACGCAGCGCGTCTTACTCCCGCACAGCTTAAAAAAGCAGGAGTCTCAAGCAAGGTAAAAGTTGACCAAAATCAAGTTAATATTCCTACAAGAGATAACCTTGTTGCCGAGCGCCTAGACGCTCCTACAGGCTGGACAAAGGTAGACGATAATACATTTACGTCAGATGATAACTACACCGCTAAGTTAACCGACGGCAAGTATACTCTCTATCGTCAAAATGAAGATGGCTCACTTGCGGACAAGGTTGGCGACGCAGGTAGCTGGGCTGATGTTAATGATCTCGCTAACGGAGATCAAGAAGCATATGATGCAGTTAAGGGTCAAGACTCTTCTGCACAACAACAGCAGATTAAAGCTCGCCTAGATGGTAGAACAGCGCACAACGCAGAGTTCGACAGACTTGAAGAGCTTGTTAAGAGTGGCGTAGATCAAAACGGAAACACGGTTCCTCCCGGCTGGGAAGGCGTTGTTAAGCCAGGCAGGGCAGCTGATGTTCAACGTAGAGATATCGGCGCAGACATCGTGTATGCTGAAGAAGGACTTCCTTCTGTTAAGTATAAGAAAATAATTGCAGATGACAACGGAAACCCTGTCTTCGCTGAAGCAGAGTTCTATCGTGACGGAACGTTCGCAGCCTATGACAAGAAGTACGATTCATGGGAAGAAGCAGACGCAGATATCCCGCGCTGGATTAAGGCAGAAGAAGACAAGCGCGGTCGCTCACTTGAGCCTATTGCCAATGTCCCATCGACTGAAGTAACTGGTAAAGAAATCTACGAACGTCGTATAGCAACAGGTGATTCACTTGACAAGGTTGCAA